CAGCGAATTGACGGGCGTGCGTGAAGAACTCACCCGAACCGTGAGCGAAGTCGAGGAGCTGCGGAGCGGCATGACCTCGGCGCAGCCGCCGGCAGAGAACCTGACGGCCTCGCTCAAAAAGCTGGGCACAGCGTTCCTCGGCTCCAAGCTGGTGAGCGGTATCGTGCGTATGTCAGACGAAATGACGCAGACCACGGCGCGTCTGAATCTGATGAACGACGGTCTGCAAAGCACCGCCGACCTGCAGGAGCTGATCTATCAGTCGGCTATGCGTTCGCGCGGCGCGTACAACGCTACGGCGGATGCGGTCGCGAAGATGGGTCTGCTTGCCGGCGACGCATTCAGCAGCAATCAGGAAACGATTGTGTTTGTCGAGCAGCTGAACAAGCAGTTCAAGATCGCCGGCACCTCGGCAGAGGGTCAGGCCGCCGCCATGCTGCAGATCACGCAGGCGATGGGCTCCGGCGTGTTGCGCGGTGAGGAGTTGAACTCGGTATTCGAGCAGGCGCCGACCATCATTCAGTCGATTGCGGATTACCTCGGCGTGTCGGTCGGTGAGATCCGCAGCATGGCGCAGGAGGGCGAGCTGACGGCGAGCGTCGTCAAGTCCGCGCTGCTGTCCTCGGCGGAGGAAACCAACCAGAAATTCAACGAGATTCCGCTCACCTGGTCGGACGTCTGGACGCAGGCCAGCAACATGGCGATCATGGCCTTGCAGCCGCTATTGGAGGCCATCAACTGGGTGGCGAACAATATTGAGGTCATCGGCCCGCTGGTGCTTGCGGCTGCGGCAGCCTTTGCGCTGTTTGCGGTGGCGGCTAACTGGACGAAGATCTGTGCTGCGGCTACGAAGGCGCTGACCGCCGCACAGAAAATGCTCAATGCCGTGATGTCGCTCAACCCGATCGTGCTGATTATCGGCTCGATCATCATTCTGATCGGTGTGATCGCCGCGTACATCAACTACACGAACCGGGCGAAGAACGAAACGACGAGCGCTGTCGGCGTGATCTGCGGGGCGTTTGCCGTTGCCGGTGCGACCATCTACAACGTGTTTTGTCTGCCGGTCTACAACGTGATTGCCGATCTTATCAACTTCCTCGGCAACGTGTTTCAGCACCCGATTGCGTCGATTGAGATTTTGTTTTTGCAGCTCAGCCAGTATGTTGTCGGCGTCATCCGCGGTATGGTGAGGACGATTGAGAAGCTCATCAATCTTATTCCGGGCGTGAAGATCAACATCACCAGCGGTCTGGACACGTTCTACGACAGCTACACCGACAGCATCCAGAAGATTAAGGATCAGTCCGGGTGGACGGAGTACGTTAAGCACAAGGAGAAGATCGAGTATTCAACGGCTTACGCCAACGGCTACAACTGGGGCGCAAACCTCCAGAACAGCATCTCCGAAAAGCTGGGTCTTGACCTGCCGGACGATCCGGCAACGGGTCTGCTGTCTAACATTGCAGACAACACCGCACAGATTGCGGACGATGTGAGCGTATCCTCGGACGACATCAAGCTGCTGCGCGATATTGCCGAGCGGCAGGTCATCAACAAGTACACCACCGCCGAGATCAAGGTGGAAATGGTCAACCACAACAACATCTCGAACGAGATGGATCTGGACGGCGTAGTCAATCTGCTGGAAGCCAAGGTCACCGAGGCGCTTGTCACCAGTGCGGAAGGAGTGCACATCTAAATATGTACGAGTTTTACATGGACGGTGTGCGCCTTCCGGTCACGCCGAGTGCGCTGACCATCAAGACAGCCAACCAGAACAAGACCATCAACCTCATCAATGAGGGTCAGGTGAACGTCCTGAAAACGCCGGGGCTGTCCAAGATCAGCTTTTCGGCGCTCCTGCCGAACAGGGAGTACCCGTTTGCGTGCTACCCGAGCGGTTATCAGCCTGCTCAGTATTACATGAGCAAGCTGGAAGCGCTCAAGACCGCCTGCAAGCCGTTTGAGTTCTCGGTTATCCGCATAGATGACAGCGGCGAGGAACTGATGAGCGCACAGCCGATGACGGTATCTCTTGAAAGCTATGAGCTTGCTGAGGATGCGGGCAGCTACGGCGTTGACGTGATGGCAAAGATTGAATTGCTGCAATACGCGCCGTACCATACCAAGTCTATCGAGTTTAAGAAGAGCGAGAGCAGCAGCAGCGGCACCAAGAAAGCGACCGTCACGCAAAAGCGCGACACCACAACCGCACCTAAGAACAAAACGTACACTGTTAAACAGGGTGATACGCTATGGGATATTGCCCGTATACACTTAGGTAACGGCTCTAAGTGGACGAGCATTTACAGCCTGAACAAGACGGTCATCGAAGCCGCAGCAAAGAAGTACGGCAGATCAAGCAGCAGTAACGGTTGGTGGATTTATCCCGGCACCGTGCTCAAGCTGCCGAGTTAAGGAGGGGATAGCATGGGTAAATATGTTTGGCCGTGTCCATCCTACTCGCGCATTTCGAGCGGCTACGGCAACCGCACCTGCCCGTTCCACGGCAAGGAGTTCCACGACGGCGTTGACCTGGCAGCGGCAAGCGGCGCACCAATCCTCGCGTTCGGCCCCGGCACGGTCACGAAGTCCGGTTGGTACGGTGGTTACGGCAACTACATCAGCATCGACCACGGCGGCGGTCTGATGAGCTTTTACGGGCACGCATCGGCGCTCTACGTCAAGCAGGGCGCGAAAGTCACCGCCGGGCAGAAAATCGCCGCCGTCGGCACGACCGGCAGTTCAACCGGCTGTCACCTGCACTTCGGTATGCACAAGAACGGCTCGTCCGTCAATCCGCTGAACTATGTTTCCTCCGGTGATACGCTCGCCAAGTATTCCGGCGCGAAGTCGGGCGGCACGGCAACGAATACGGTAAAAGCACTCTTTACCGCCTATTATCCCGCGAATAACGCCATGGAGGGCGGTTTTCTTGATGCGCTCGGCAACAAGTTAGACCCAAGCAAGCACACCTGTGCTGCACCGCCAAGTGTACCGTTTGGTACTAAGGTTACAGTGCAGGGCACAGGTACGGCGCTTGACGGCGTGACCTACACCGTCAATGACCGCGGCGGCATGATTCAAATTGAGGGCGGCGTGTACCATTTCGACCTCTTGGTGTCTTCGAACGCTGAATGCAACCGCTGGGGCAAGAAGTACGGCAAAGCTGTGATCGGCGGCTCGGGCGGCTCGTCCGGCTCGACCTCTTCGGGCGCGAGCACCGAGAAAGAGAAAAAGAAGGACATCACGACCGTTGTTGTTAAGTCTGTCACCGGCGCGGCGGGCACGCGCAAGGAGATCCTGCGGGATGTGCCGTCCTGCCAGATGCCAGGCGCGGAGCTGATCATCCAGAACAAAAACGGTCAGCTTCAGCAGCCGATGATCGAGGGCGACATCGTGTGGGAAACCACCCGCAGCGGCGCGGCGTCCTCGCTGACGTTTACGGTGGTCAAGGACGATACCCTCAACTTTCACGAGGGCAATCCGGTCAGCTTTCGGTTTAACGACGCGAATGTGTTCTACGGATACGTCTTTAAGAAGTCGCGCTCAGACAATCGGCTGATTAAGGTCACGGCCTATGACCAGCTGCGGTACTTCAAAAACAAAGACACGATTTCGTATGTCAATAAGACTTACGCCGATGTCCTCAAAATGCTGGCTGCGGACTACGGTCTCAAGGTTGGTACCGTGACCGATACCAAGTACAAGATTCCGCAGCGTATCGAGGAGGGGACGCTCTTTGATATGCTCGGCAATGCCAGTGACCTGACCATCATCAACACCGGCAAGGTGTACGTCTTGTATGACGATTTCGGCAAGTTGTGCCTCAAACCCTACGAGAGCCTGCTCCTGCCGCTCTACATCGACGAGGACACGGCGCAGGGTTACAGCTACACGTCCTCGATTGACAGTGACGTGTACAACCGCATCAAGCTGGCGTGGGACAATGATGAAACCGGCGTGCGAGAGGTTCATGTGATGAACAATACCGCCAGCCAGAGCAAATGGGGCACGCTCCAATATTACGAAAAGCTGGATAACGCCCTCAACACCGCTGACCTGCAAACCAAGGCGAAAGCGCTCATGAAATACTACAACGTCATCCACCGTGAGCTGACCATGCAGAAGGTGTTCGGGGATGTGAGAGCCAGAGCCGGTACTTCGGTTTGTGTCGGCATGGGCCTGGGTGACATCAATATCAAGAACTATATGTGCGTGGAGAAAGCCAAGCACACGTTCAGCAACGGTCTTTACACGATGGATCTGTATTTGAGCGGAATCCGAGGTGAGTTTAGTGCCTGATATGTTTACCGCTATGAAACAGATTGCAGAAAACGTCTTTGAAGCAAGACGACCTGCTGACTGGTACTATGGCAAAGTTATTTCGTTATCGCCGTTTCAGGTACAGATTGACCAGAAGACAGTGCTTGAAAAGAACTTTCTGGCTGTCCGCACCGGCGTGAGCGCGTCCTCGTTTAAGGTAGGGGACAAGCTCATTCTGCTAAGGAAACAGGGCGGTCAGGAATATCTCATTTTAGACAAGAAGGGGGCGCTGTAATGCTGCCGACAGAGTATAATGACGATCTCGTGCAGGATTTCGAGATTGAAACACAGCCTGCGCGCACCTATGCGCTGCGGTTTGACGGCTACCCGTGTTCCGGCGGCAAGCTGGACGGACTGGAAGCCATGAAGCAGGCCATCTTCCTGATTCTTCAGACCGAACGGTTTCAGTACGCCATCTATTCATGGAATTACGGCATTGAGCTGAACGCCCTGCTGGGTCAGACCATGACACCGTATCTGCAAGCCAAGGTGGCGAAAGCAATCGAGGATGCGCTCATGGCGGATGACCGGGTGCTGTCGGTTGAGCAGTTTTCATTCACCAAGGGTAAGCGCAGCCTGCTTGTGAAATTTACCGTAACCACGACCGAGGGCGACGTCGAGAGCGAATTTGAGTTTGGAGGTGAAGCGGCATGATCGGACGATACTCGGACGAAATGACGTTTGACTACATTATGAACCGTATGCTGGAATCTGTGCCTGACACCGTGGACAAGCGTGAGGGCAGTATCATCTATGACGCGCTCGCACCGGCTGCCGCAGAACTGGTCAAATGCTACATGGAACTGGACGTCGTGATGGACGAAACATTTGTTGATACGGCGTCGCTCCAGTACCTTATGCTGCGCTGTAAGGAGCGCGGCGTAACCATTCAGGGCGAAACTGCTGCTGTTATCGAGGGCGTGTTCACGCCGTCCAGTGTGGAGCTGACTGCGGGCTTGCGGTTCAACTGCGATGAAGTCAACTATGTCGTTACCGAGAAAATCTCGGCGGGTCACTACAAGCTGGAGGCTGAAACGCTCGGCACGGTCGGCAACAAGTACACCGGCCTGCTGCTGCCGATCCAGACGGTCAACGGTCTGGACACCGCCCAGATTGCGGCAGTGCTCATTCCGGCCGAGGACGGCGACACGACCGACACCCTGCGCGAGAAGTATTACGCCAGCATTGACGGTGAGGCGTTCGGTGGTAACGTGGCAGATTATAAGGAAAAGGTCAACGCCATTACAGGTGTTGGCGGTGTCAAGGTCTATCCGGTCTGGAACGGCGGCGGCACGGTCAAGCTGACTATTATCGCGTCTGATTGCACCGCACCGAGCACCGAGCTTATCAGCAAGGTACAGACCGCCATCGACCCCGAGGGCAATCAGGGCGAAGGTCTGGGACTGGCTCCGATCGGGCACACAGTGACTGTCGCCGGTGCGAAGTATGCCGATATTGCTATCACAACCAATATCACCTTTGCGACCGGCTGGGCGTGGTCGAGCGCACAGTCGCAGGTGGAGAGCGCGGTCAAGATCTACTTTGCCGAGCTTGCGAAGGTCTGGGCGGACAGTGCGACAACCGTTGTCCGTATCTCGCAGATCGAGACGCATTTGCTTGCGCTCGACTGCGTGGTGGACGTGGAGGACACGACCATCAACGGCAGCGCGAAGAACATCGAGCTGGCAGCGGACGAAATTCCGCGGCTCGGCAGTATCGGAGGTGCGACGTGAGGAAGAAATTACAGGACTATCTGCCGCCGATCTTGCTCAAGACCTACGAGTTCCCGCTGCTATGCGAGACCGAGCAGCCGGAGATTGACCGCCTGCATGATGCCGCTGATGCGGTGCTCGATGCGCAGTTTCTAAGCACAGCAGGGGAGTACGCCATTCAGAGGTACGAGAAGATCTTCGGCGTTGTGCCGCAGGACACCGACACGCTCGACGAGCGCCGGTTTAAGGTGCTGACCAGGATCAACACGCAGCTGCCGTTCTCGGTGCGCCGCCTGCGGCAGCAGCTCGCAACGCTGTGTGGCGAGAATGGGTACAAGCTCGAGGTGGGCGGCGGCAAGTACACGCTGAGCGTTAAGGTAGCGCTGACCGCAAAGCGTAATCAGCAGGCGGTTGAGGAGCTGCTTGCGGATATTGTGCCGGCGAACATGGTCTGCACGACGTCGCTGCTGTACAACACATGGGAGCAGATCAAGAAGTTAACATGGGGAGAGCTGAAAAAGCTCACCTGGCGAGAAATTAAGGAGGAGGTTTTGCCAGATGGCGCAGAAGACACCTAACTATAATCTGAACAAGCCTGGCTACGAGGATTTCGGCGACGTTGACATGCTGAACGAGAACTTTGAGAAGATCGACAAAGTTCTTGCCGCAACCGACCCAACCAAGATCACCGCCAAGGACGAACCGGCCGACGGTGACGGCGTGATGATTGCGGACAGCGCGGACGGCAGCAAGGCAAAGCGGCTGCTGTGGTCGAATGTTAAGGCGGCGCTCGGCAAGCTGTTCGTACCGCTGGCGAGAAAGATCAACGGCAAGGCGCTGAGCGCGGATGTGACGCTGACGGCGGCCGACATCAAAATGCCCGACAGCGAAGAGGACGTAGGGGCGGCTATGGCAAAGCGAGCAGTGGGCACAGGCATACTCGGTGACGAAATCGACCTAAATGATGTCGATACATCTGGCATGTTCCGTGTTCAAAAACCTAAAAACGGAGTATATGACTACGGTCAGTTGCTTGTGGTACATGGCTATGGTGATACCATTGCTCAGGTGTGCTTTGACTATGCTGCGAACCGGTGCGCAGTACGCTGTGCACGTGGACTCTACGGGGCATCACCCAAGTGGGAGGACTGGACAGCCATCGCGCTTTGTGCCGCTCCCGAAGTACATGAGCTGCCGCTTGTAGATAACATCACGAGCAATAACATTGTGTATTACAAGAATCAAGAAGGCATCGTAACGATTGTCGGCTCGGTCGCAGGCGATTTTCCCGCCTCACAATCCACAGTTATCGGTAACGTACCGGAAGGGTTTCGTCCTGCATATATGATTGAGGTT